TCAAGGAAATGATAAGGCCTGGTGCTTTTACAAAAACAATCAAAGAAAACGATATCCGGGCATTGAAGAACCATGACGAAAATCTGATCCTGGGCAGAAACAAGGCGAAGCCGAAACCGACATTGCGACTCTGGGAGGATACAAAAGGGCTGGCTGTTGAAATTGATCCACCTGATACCACTTATTCAAACGATCTAAGGGCTTCAATAAAACGTGGCGATGTGAACCAGATGTCGTTCGGTTTTCATGTTAACAAGGCCGATATGGACTATGAAAAATCAGAGCGCGTCCTGATTGATATTACCCTTTTTGATGTTTCCGTTGTCACCTTTCCGGCGTATCCGACAACCTCGGCCCAGGTGCGGTCTCTTTTTCAGAGAAAAGAAGATTCGCTGCCGGAATCGCCAAAATGGGCGGACTTGGACGCAATAATGGTAAAAATCAAAGAGGGCATTATACTTTCGGAAGAAGAACTGAGGGCATTAACCACCTATGTTCCCGGCCTCTCCTTGCCGGCTTGCAAACCACAAGGAGACTCCGACGGAACCGGCTTGCAAACCATTCCGGCGCAGAAACCAGGAAGGGACAAATGGGCGGAGCTTTATATCAAGGCAGAAATGCAAATACCGACAATATACGCATTCAAGGAGGATAAAAAAAGATGAAGACTATATCGCAGTATAGAGAAGATGTTGGGCGGTTGATGAAGAAACTGGCCGATATCGACACAAAATGCATGGCAGAAAACCGCGAGATGACAGAGGCGGAACGGAGTCTCAAAAAAGAGCTCATGGAAGCGGTTGACGAGCTGCGCGACATCATTGCAACCCAGGAGCGCCATGAACGCATTGCAAAAGAACTGGAGGCCCCTGTAAATTCACCGTTCAGCAAGCCAAAACCGCAGGAGACCCAGCTCCCAACCCCCCCGGACAGGGAACGATTTCATTCTTTGGGCGAGCAGATGGTGGCCGTTGTGAGGGCCGGATCCCCCGGGGGAAACGTCGATCCCAGACTTTATAATGTCCGTACAGCAACGGGGCTCTCTGAATCGGTTCCCTCGGATGGAGGCTTTCTGGTCCAACAGGATTTCAGCAACGAGCTTTTGCAGGATGTTATTGCAACGGGCATCCTGGCTCCCAAATGCCGTAAGCAGCCTATAAGTGGAGCTGCAAACGGGATAAAGATCAATGGAGTTGATGAAACATCAAGGGCATCCACTCGCTATGGAGGCATTGTGGGATACTGGGCGGCGGAAGCGGCGGAGAAGACAGCCTCAAAGCCGAAATTCCGTCAGATCGAATTGACCCTTAAAAAACTGATCGGTCTCTGTTATGCAACCGACGAATTGCTGGCAGATGCCGTAGCGCTCGAAGGATTTATCCGGGAGGCATTTCCCGGTGAGTTCGGGTTCCTGCTTGATGACGCGATCATCAACGGGACCGGGGCCGGGCAACCATTGGGGATCCTGAACGCCGGGTGCTTGGTCAGCGTTGACAAGGAGACCGGACAGAAGGCGACTACAATCGTCGCAGAGAATGTTGAGAATATGTGGTCGCGTATGTTCGCGAGAAGCCTTCCAAATGCCGAGTGGTTCATCAATCAGAACACATATCCGCAGTTGTTTCAGATGTCCCATGCCGTGGGTGCCGGAGGTGTTCCAGTCTTTCTGCCGCCGGGTGGAATTTCAGTGGCTCCATATGGCGCATTGTTCGGACGTCCGGTGACGCCGATTGAGCAGTGCCCGAGTCTCGGAACGGTCGGCGATATTATTTTCGCGGACATGAATGGATATATTCTCGCTCAGAAGGGCGGCATTACAACCGATGTATCGATCCACGTTCGATTCCTTTATGATGAGAGCGTTTTCCGGTTCGTGATGAGGGTTGACGGGCAGCCGGTGAGGGCTTCGGCTCTGACACCGTATAAAGGTGGATCGGGCTCTACGCAATCGCATTTTATTGCTCTGGCAACCAGATCATAAACAATTAGCTGCCGGCAATCACTTTCCGGCATAAGAAATTGAGGAGGAACTTAGTATGGGAGCAAAAGGATTCAATCTCTGCAATGACGGACATCTTGTTATGTGCTTGGGTGTAGCTCCGGCGCATGAACTGAATGGTGCAGATCATCACTTTGCCGTTGTTAATATGAAAAACTGGAATCACGTCGATTTCGTCATTTTCTTTGGGACGTCCCCAAGGGCGGCTGCGGTTATCACGGTCGAATCATGCAGCAACTGGGTAGATCTTGAGGGATCACCGAGCACGGCGACAAAAATTCCATTTCAGTATTACCGTCGGCTCACGAACCAGACCACCGCAGGAAACGATGTTGATAGCACGATCCAGACGCAGGCCACGGCGGCTACGGGGATTGTCCCTGCAACGGGAACGGACAATATACTCTATGTTATATCCCTTGACGCTGATCAACTGATAAGCGGCCATGTGGGATTCAGGATCGACATCGTGAACGCGGGCGCAGGATGCCTTGCTACAATATTCGCAATCTGCAGCGGTCCGAGATATGGCGGTGAGGCGCGTCCCACAGTATTGTCTACATAATATTTTAACTGGGGCGGGGTGAAATATACCCGCTCCATCTCTCATCAAGGAGGAAACAGAAAATGCCTACAAGAAACTATACTCAATCGACCATTGATGTCATGGCCGATCTTCAACTGGGAGTTTTTGTATCTCGGACGGCGGCTGCTGTTGCAGGGGCACTCACCCCGATCTTTACCGTATACGTTGGGGCCATTCTCCTGACTGCCATCTGGGCGAAAATGACTGTGGTATCCGGCGCAAACAATGTTCATCTTGAAGCGACTCCCTCAACGGGAGCGACCATTCCCATCGCTGCGAATCTTGATATCGATTTGCCTATAGTGGGCGATTATATTGTTGCTCCACTGACGGGTTCCGGTGCATTGACTTATAACGCATCGGCTACTGGCCTTGTTATCACGGGGCGCGGGATTATTATCCCCATTGGGACAATCGATTATCATGCGGCGGCGGCTGATGGAACCCTCGCATGGTATATGACCTATGTCCCGATCGAAGCAGGCGCCTATGTGAGTGCGACGTAAGGAGGTATATTATGACTGTATGCCTGGAAACGACGATTAAACGATGGAACGGTCAGGACGGGGACCAGGAGACGATTACCGATGCCCCGGAGGGCTCAACTTTTCATGCTGTTGATACGGGAAAAAAATATATCTTCCATGACGGCGGATGGGTTGAGGATTTGCGGTCGTGACGGACACCACAGTAGCAGCTAGAGCTGTTATGAAGTTCGGGTATCTCTGGGAAGAAGTGGACGAGTAAGCGACAGGGGCAGATGCCTGAATTAATAGAGGGCGGGCGAATCTTTCCTGCCCGCCCTTTCGTTTAATATAGGAGTCGAAATGTCAACCGAGATATTCACAGGTATTATAGGTATATGTATAGGATTTCTCCAGGGCTTGATAATTTTTATTCTGCTTGGTCAGAACCGCAAGATTGATAAAATTTGTAAAGACAACCTGCTGGCACATTCTGATTTATGGAAACGCATCAACACTCACAAACATGAAATCAGTTGTGGTAACAAATCGTGCGAAGTGGAAATGGGAGGTGTCGTAATATCATATGAGGCCTGAGCATAAAAAAATATTTAAATCCCTTGCTGACTGGCAACTCATGGGTCTCTGTATCGAACGCGAAGCGGGGGGAGAGCCGATAGAGGGGAAAATCGCGGTAGGAACGGTAATTCTCGAACGGGTTGATCATCGGGACTGGGACGGTGAAACAATCAAGGAAGTTATCCTGAAACGTTGGCAGTTTTCCTGGACAATGCCGGAGGCGGGTGAATGGTATTACAATGACGCTGTGGCAATGGCCTCGAACTGGGTTGATGCATACAGGCAAAACGAATCATTAAAAAAGTGCTGTGATATAGCCACCGGGATGTTACAGGGAGAGATCCCTCGCGATCCGGACCTTGCGGCGGTGCATTGTTGTCAATATCTCAATCCCCGGGTAGCCCCAGATGTGAAAGAGAAATGGCTGGTCTCCGGGATGAAGGTAATTAAGAAAATAGGCAGACATGAATTTTTCAAGGAGGAGAAACGTGGCTAAGTTTCTGACAGAGCTTGACATAAAATGCGTCAATGACGACCTATGGGAACTTGACAGCCCGTTGATCTATGAGAGCGATATTCTGGAACGGACGGTTAGCGTGCCGAAAGGGTTCTGTACAGACCTCGCCAGCGTTCCTCGCATACCGCTTGTCTATATGGCGTGGGGCGGGAGGGCACACCGCGAGGCCGTTCTGCATGATTATTTGTATCGAATCGATTCTGATCCGGTAGTTTCTTTCAGCATTGCAAACGCAGTATTTTATGAAGCTATGAAGGCGAGGGAAAAACCATTTTATGTCCGTTATCCCATGTTCTGGGGTGTGTGCCTGGGGGGAATTACATCATATCATAAAAGGAAAGTATGAGACAGATTAAATGGATGAACTTTTAATGTCGAACAAGTGGTGGGCATGGTTTATTGATACTTATACTTTCAGTATCGCGCTCATATTTGCCCTTTTGAAATGCCTGGCAATTCTGGATAAATCCACGGAGACAAACAAGGTGGTTGATTATCTTCAGGGGATGTTCCCGATAACCTTCAATAAAAG